ATGTGGAACCTTGGATACCCATTTAAATAATATGTATATAAATAATTACTTTAACACTACTATTTGGTCTGAACAAAAACCAGAGTTTTTAAAATCTTTAACTAAAGCGACTAACAAATATATTAAAGCTGCTAAAAATAATCCAGACGCTAAAAAACATATCAAAGAATTTGGAGATTTTGGAAGATCATATCATTCAACACCATTAACGCAGGACAACGATTTTAGAGACTTTAGAGATTACATCGGTCAAAAGTCTTGGGAATATTTAGATCACCAAGGTTTTGATATGTCACAATATGTAACTATGTTTAGTGAACTATGGGTTCAAGAGTTTGCAAAAAAGGGAGGTGGTCATCACTCCGCGCACGTCCATTGGAATCAACATGTATCTGGATTCTATTTTCTAAAGGCAAGTGATAAAACATCAATGCCAGTATTTCACGAACCGCGGACCGGGGCAAGATCTACAAAATTAAAAATGAAAGATCAAAAAGGTGTGTTAGCCGGATCAGAACTAATTCACTTTAAACCAACACCAGGAACGTTGATTATATTTCCAGGATATTTAGAACACGAATTTTCAGTAGACTTTGGTATCGAACCTTTTAGATTTATACATTGGAATATTCAAGCAGTACCGAAAGAAATGGCTAAAGATGTCGTTTAAAAAAAATAAATACGTAGTTATAAAACAAGCTATAGATAAAGATTTAGCAACCTTTGTTGCTAATTACTTTTCAATGAAAAAACAAGTTATGGATACTTGTCGTCAAGCTAGATACATTTCTCCTTATGAAACATTATTAGGTGAGTATGAAGGCGCCGACGGTCAGATTCCACATACTTACTCAAGTTATTCTGATATAGCGATGGAAACTTTAATGCTGAAGTGTCAACCTATTATGGAAAAGATCACAGGATTAAAATTAAACCCTGCTTATACTTATGCAAGAATTTATAAAAAAGGGGATGTTCTTAAAAGACATAAGGATCGATTTAGTTGTGAGATATCGACAACACTGAATCTTGGAGGAGATCCCTGGACACTCTATCTTGAACCTTCTGGAGAGATAGGTAAAAAAGGAATAAAAGTAGATTTAAAACCAGGAGATATGCTGGTCTACAGTGGCTGTGAATTAGAGCATTGGAGAAATAAATTTAAAGGTAAAGAATGCATTCAAGCATTTTTACATTACAATAATCGCAAGACACCGGGAGCTAAAGATAATATGTTTGATAAGCGTCCACATTTAGGTCTTCCTAGTTGGTTTAAAAGATGATAGTATCCCTATAATGGAGGCAGTACTCCACCATACCTACTGCCTCCTTTATAAGGATTTTATTTTATGTTAGGATTTGGATCATTTGCGGAACTACCATGGGCTACTTCAGGACCTGATACAGGTGTTTTAGTTACTGCTACAGGTAATACATTAAACATTACTATAGGTAGTGTAGGGATTATAGCGACTGCTATAATTGAAGATGTTGACCCTAATCAAGTAACTCTTGGACTTGGAACTTTAACCATTACCGGGGATGCTAGTTATACCTTACTTAAAAATGAACTATCTTTAGGTTTGGGAACAATAGTAGTTACTGCAGGAGCAACAGTAAATCCAACTAATAACGCGTTGACGTTGGCTACAGGAAATGTTACAATATCAGGTAATGCATTAGTAAATCCTGGTGGAAACGCTTTAGTTTTAGACACAGTAGAACCGGGAATTATTACATGGAACGATATAATACCAGGAGCAACAATGGTTTGGACACCAATTATACCTTATTAAAAAATTATGGCATCATCCTACTCATCCGATCTATCATTAGAACTTATCACAACCGGCGAAAAAGCAGGTTTGTGGGGAACAATTACTAATACCAATTTACAAATTTTACAACAAGCAGCATCCGGTTATGTCGCAGTACCCATGACTAGTTTAACAGATGTTACTTTAAGTTTAGCAGATGGATCAGATACTGCTAACGGTAAAAATCTATATTTAAAATTAACAGGCACCATGACAGCAAGTATTAGTTTAATTATACCAGCTGCTACAACAGGTGGTACCGCAACAAGAACTTATATTATTGAAGATACAACAGATAGAACAACTGCCAATAATTATACTATAAATATTAAAACAGCAGGATCAGCTACTCCCGTACCTTTACCAGAAGGCGCAAATATAATTGTTAGATCCGATGGAACAGATACAGTTCTTGCTTTTATTAAACCGGGAATTAAAGATATTACCGCTGCAACTATAACAGCTTATACTGCAGTTAATGGGGATCAAGTTGTAGTAGATACACAAGCAAATGCAGTTACTATTACCTTACCTATTACTCCTAATGTGACTGATGAAGTAACAATTATGGATGGTTCAGCAGCAAATGGTTTTGCAACCAATAATGTAACTGTTGCTAGAAACGGTTCTAACATTAATGGCGCAGCTGCAGATCATACATTAAATGTAAACAATCAATGTGTTACGTTTATATATGCTAATGCCACTAAAGGTTGGTTATTAAAATCAACTAATCAATAGGAGCCATAGATGCTCACTGAAATTAAATTCGCGCCCGGAATAGATAAACAAGATACCAGTGTTGGAGCTCAAGGTCGTTGGGTAGATTCCGACAATGTAAGATGGAGATATGGACTTCCTGAAAAAGTAGGAGGTTGGCAATCATTACTCACAGAATCTTTAGTAGGTGTAACTAGAAAAATGCATGCCTTTGTAGATAATGATGGCAATAGATATGTTGCTATGGGAACAGATAAGTTTCTAATTATTTATTTTGAAGGACAATTTTTTGATGTGACTCCATTAAAAACAACTCTTGCAGCTGCAACATTTTCAACAACTTCCGGCTCTCCTATTTGTACTTTTACAACAGGAACAAATCATGGACTATCAATAGGTGATATTGTTTTATTAGATGCAGTTACTGTACCAGTAGGTACAGGTTATGTAGACGCTGATTTTGAAGGTAAACTTTTTCAAGTAATTACAGTTCCAAGTCTTACAACTTTTACTATCAACCAATCTACTAATGCTACGGGAACAGTTGCTACCGGTGGAAGTGTTGGGGTAACTCCTTATGAACAAGTAGGTCCCGCTGCACAAACCTATGGTTATGGTTGGGGTGTTGGAACATGGGGTGGTGTTTCCTGGGGTGAAGCAGTGTCCGCATCTGATGTCACACTAGAACCGGGACTTTGGTCTTTAAGTAATTTTGGTGAAGTACTCGTTGCAACTATAGCAAATGGAAAAACATTTACCTGGAATTCAGGGATCGCGGCAAGACTAACAACAAAAGCTTCAACAGGTACAACTGATTTTTTAACTACTAATAATCCTACAGCAACTAGAGATACTTTAATTTCTCCAACTACACGTCACTTAATTCATTTTGGAACAGAAACAACTATCGGCGATCCAACTACACAAGACGATATGTTTATTAGGTTTTCAGTCAATGAACAAATAAATGTTTATGATGTATTAGCAACTAACACAGCCGGTACTTTTAGATTACAAGATGGTACTAAAATTGTGGGAGCTATCAAAGCTAAAGAAAATATTTTAGTGTGGACGGATAATGCTTTGTATACAATGAAATTTGTGGGTGCACCTTTTACATTTGGTTTTGAACAGGTGGGCACGAACTGCGGATTGATTGGTAAGAATGCAGCAATTGAAATTGATGGTGTGGCTTATTGGATGTCTAATAATGGTTTCTTTTCTTTTGATGGTACAGTTAATACTTTAGCTTGTTCAGTTGAAGATTATGTTTACGATGATTTTGATACAACTAAAGGTCAACAAGTAAATGCAGGGATTAATAACTTATATACAGAAGTAACTTGGTGGTATCCATCACAAGGATCAGAATTTAATAATAGATATGTAGTATTTAACTATGGAGAAAGTAATGCTAAAGTACCAATGGGTAATTGGTATACAGGGGTTAATACTAATACAATTAGAACAACTTGGATTGATTCATTAGTATACCCTCAACCTTATGCAACTGCATATAATAGTTCTAATACTGGAAGTTTTCCAGTTGTAATAGGTGAGACCGGTTTAGGACAAAGTGTATTCTTTGAACAAGAAGTAGGAACCGATCAAGTAAACCCAGATGGTACAACAACTACTTTAACTTCTTTTGTA